GTGCACTGTAAAGTGCACTGGCAGGAGGGCAACCTCTTGACAGCTAAAGCCATCTAGGAAGGTTTCTCCTGTATTGTCCTTAATTGGACTGTGCGTGGATTGATCTAACCGACCATGGCGGATGTGAACCCTAAGGGTGTAACACCCGTCTTGGGACGAAAAGTTGATATGCAGATACATCCGTATCTGGATAAACTTGAGTGAAATCAAGGAGAGCAGAGAAATCTTGCGGCGTTATGCTGCTTGATGTAATGCCATATTGGCCTGAGCCCTTGCGGACCAGTTACGTCGGCACCTATAATGCGACTTTAACTCGCTTGTGAAACCTTGTTGCTTAGCAACGTGGGGGATCAAGAAAGAGGACTGTTTGTAGTTATCGGATAACCGACAACAGACACACTGTCTCCCTACCCGGGAGCGCCTGCGGCCCCTTATCGCAAGGTCTAAGACCCCAGGATAAGGGAAACCGAAGATGTCATGCGACACATACCAAACTATAATACTTTAATGATTAAGCTTTTATTCAAAATCTTAACCACTAAACGTGGCATGGTGCGATTGGTCCAGAAGCATTGGCGTCCGAGTTTAAAATCTCGGAAGCACTGGGCTGTTCCAGCTATTGCATGGATACGCCTGGTGCTAGGTAAGGTCTGTCGAAGTTCCGTAATTCAAACTTCAGTCTTCACTGTGAAGTCTGTCCGACTAGGTCGTCGAAGCGGCTTAAAAGGTCTTACTCTATACCTCAAAACCTGTCAGGTTCTGCTTATGCAGAGCCTCCCAGGGACGGAGATTAGAGCGTCGTCAAGGGCAATAGGGAAAACGGCTGTTAGTCGTTGTCATGATGGATTACCATCTATCATTCCGCGCTTTGCGCGGACTATGATCAGAAATGGTCATAAGGGCACAATTCGGCTATGGCTGACCTTATTCGGGATATACCGAGTGATCGAGTATATTGGAATACCGGATATCTCCTCGATTATCCAGGCAGGTAAGCAAATACCGCTGGGTCCTAGAAAGATGTTTTGGGATTTCCTAACCCAACATTGGCTAACCCTCTTAGAGGTTAGGGCCAAGTGGGTACCTGAGTCAGAGCGTGGAGGGTTTGGTAAACCCTACCACCACTCGATTGCACCTAAGCGTTATGACCCTAGAGCGTCGGCCTCGGCCGACTCATTTAAGCTAGAGATAACCAATACAGAGGGCGAAAAGATGAATAAATACTATTCATCGTTTGCTACACGTGGTAGCTCAGCTGCTATGTGGGTGAATGGCTCTTGGGGCCCGAGCTTGCGCCGATATGCAAGAACCGTTTTGGGTTCTGTCGGTACACAGGTTTTCTTTGAAGACCTGGAGCGATCAGCTTTCCTTACGGCGAAGAACAAAGATCCTTCCTTAGCAGGAAGTTCGATGGGAATCAACGGTAGGTTAGTGGGGCTTCAAGAGGCGGCCGGAAAAGTCCGGATAATCGCCCTCGTTGACTATTGGACTCAACATATGTTGCTACCATTACACGATGAGGTATTCAAAATCTTAAAACGTCTTCCAACTGATGGAACGTTCGACCAGCTCAAGCCGGTTGAACGTTTACTGAAGAAAGTTGATGATAAGACTCGAATATACTCGTACGATTTGAAGTCTGCAACAGACCGTTTGAGTATCAAGGCTCAAATGATGATTTTGACCGTGATGTTTTCTGTAAGACTAGCAGTTGCTTGGAAGCAGCTCGTAGTCGGTCGTACCTACTGGTACTTTGCAAGTCCAGTAATCACTGCGCTATCTGGTCTCGTAAGAGATCAGACGCCAGGATCGTTGATAAGACCTGCTAAAGCAGGTTCAACGGGATACGTAGGTCTGCGCTATGCGCAGGGCCAACCGATGGGAGCATATTCTTCGTGGGCAATGTTAGCATTAACACATCACGCCATGGTACAGTGGGCAGCACACATGGAAGGGATTGAAGGATGGTTCGACCTCTACGCGGTCTTGGGCGATGATATTATTATCGCTCATGATGGCGTAGCCAAGAGGTACGTCACTATTTGTGAATGGTTTGGAGTGTCAATCGGATTACCCAAATCGCTGATAAGCAGTGGGAAAACCTGCGAGTTTGCCAAGAAACTCTTCGTAAATGGAGAGGATTGTTCAGGACTTCCTATGAAGTTCTGGGCAGCATCACAGAT